TTAAATAACTTTTCTCATGCTCCCCTGCCCGTGGGGGCGCCCTGGGGGCAGTGCTGTTGGCATCTGATTGTTCAGCATGTTGACCTGATCCTGGTTCATGTCGCCAATCCACTTGGAGTAAACCTCGTACACCATGCGCGCATCTTCATGTCCCATCTGACTCGCTATGAATGACGGGTTCGCTCCGGCCATCAACGTCCAGCATGCGTAGGTATGCCGTGACTGATAAGGATTCCTTTCGCGGATATTGGCAAGTTTAGTGCCTCGCTTCCAGCCATAGGCAATCGAGTTCTTGGAGAAGTAACTGCCTTTCCTGGACGAATATGCTGTCGGTGAAAAAACGAAGCGAAGAGATTGCTGCTCAGTTTTTCCGATCTCCCGATGGTGAAATCGAATTTCTTGCTTCGGATTAGCGCCGGTGACTTCGTATTGTTCCTTAAGTGCATCCAGAGCAGGTTTAAGCAACGTTATCGTCCTTATTCCGGCATCTGTCTTAGGGGGTACAAATACTCGCTTATTCGTCAAACTTCTGGATACGTGGATTTCACCTTTTACCAAATCAATGTCTTCCCATGCCAGGGCGCATATCTCGCCCGGCCTCATCCCCGTATGTACGGCAACAATGATGATTAATGCCTGGCTACGGGGAAGGGCGGCTATCAGAGCCTGGTACTCATGAAGTAAAAGTGGGTCGGGATCATTTTTAGATAACTTGAGTCGCGACACTCCTTCATAAGGAGCATGCAATATAAACTGGCTTCGGTTTGCGAGCTTAAGCATTTCTGATAAAACTGCCATCTGTTTATTGACTGTTGAGGGCGCGCGGCCCTGCCTGCCCAGATTCGGCATTGCCGGGTTAATAATTGTCCCGGTCAATAACTCCTTTCGGTAATGCAAAATGTCGGCGTGCTCAATATCTACCAGACGGGTATTTTCTCCGATTACACGCAGTAACGTATTTACGACCGAAGTAATCGATAGCAGTGTTGCACCAGATACCTCTAAGGCTTTGGTGTCTGTAAAAAAATCACTCAGTTCTTTAAACGTGGTAATTTTTTTGGTTGTGATGAACTTCTTAAGTGCTTTGGATTCCGGGAAACGTTTCGCATAGTCGAACTTACCGAACTGTATTTCACTGGTTATGAGCGTGCGAAGATTTCCAGCTTTTTTGATGTTGCTGCTGTTCACCGTCCAGCCCCGAAGGACTTCGCGGCAACGTTTGCCGCGATAGGTAAATGTGATCCGTATTTTTCCATTATGCAGCTCAACGCCGGTTGGAAAGTCCATCATGCATCCTGTACTAATTGGTTAATCTTTGGATAGTTGTACCAAAGCAGACCTTTAGAATTGTCAGTTTCCCCGAGAGCTGTCAGATGTTTGAAATGCACGCCTTCGATCCACAAATTCAACCGATAACTTTTAATTTGTCTTTCCGACAAGCCGGTCTTTTCTGTTAGTCGCGCTTCAACCATCCACTCTTCGCTGAAAATGAGTTGCGACATACATATCTCCGATGTCGCCAGCCACTACAGTACGTGCTGCAGCTGGCGAATATTGATAATCAAAAATCAGTAGTTGGTTTTGCCTTTCGTTTTTGGCGACGTTTTTTCTTCGGCTTGATGCTCGGTGGCATAACGAGCCTGCGCGCTGGCGGCAGACTAAAAACATGCTCACTGATCCGCCTGCGTCCTCCCATTCGCCATACATGCCAGGCTGTCCAGTCACATCCATCATCACAGACGTGCAGAGAGCGAATCAGGGCTTCATCGCCGGTTAAGCTCTCTGTCACTGCTCCGCCTCCCCACTTATAACCCCAGCGGCCAAGGCTGCGGCCATGTGCGGCAATTCGTCAAAATCGCCGCGGTATGCCGGGTTTGCACACATCCCTTGTAGAGCTGCGAGCGTCAGTTGCTGGCGATAGCTCAGGGTGGTAAACGGTTTGCCATTGGTGAAATTGCTACCCGGTGCGGAAGCAGTCAGTTCTGGTTCTTTCTTCGGTTTGGCGGTGGCAGCTGGTGGATCCATCACTATGGGTTTTGGTGGCTCTGGTCGGCGATATTCCACTATCGCATCGAGGGCGATCTTCTGACGCGAGGCAGCATCATCAGACCAGCTATCAAGAATTGTCGTTGCGACATCATGAACTTCTTCATTGCTGAAATTGGGCGAAAGACAAAATTCAGTGGTGGCGATATCAATGATTAGCAGAGGAAGAACGTCAGCGATCATATGACCAGTGCATGCCACAACGCCTTCTGCTTCTTCTTTGCCCATAATGTCAGTACGTCCGGACAGCAGGTCATTCAGCGCGTGGGCAATCTCAATTTCATGATCATCCAGAAGTGGCCGGTCATCTTCCTGTTCGGTCACTTCCGTTTTTTCGCCCTCATTTGAGGCGCTATTAGCAAATGCTGCATCCAGTTCCCTGTCGAGTTCCGCAGCGCGAGACGGGGAGACTGCTGGTATTTCAGATTCGTTCGGTAACGTCTGTTCGGATTGATCATTGAGGACCACCTCATTATTTTTTTGCGGCAGGGGGGCAGATGTACGGCCGCAGGCGATATCAACAATCAGTGGACCCGGATTGGCGTGATCTGACTCAGTCAGGTTTTTATTGATGTATTCGCGCAGTTTTACCGGATCGCGGTAGATATCCTCCGGAGAGGATTTAATGAGGGCAATAATTGCTGCGCGGGAAAAATCCAGAATACCGGGCGTGCGGCGTAACTGTTTCCACCACGCGGTAAATCGCTCATCTGTACCGGTTTCTTCCATTTTTTTTGCGCGATCATGAACGGCATGTGGCAGCTCGTAGATATCGAAATCCATAGCAATACCCAGAATACCAATGCAGACCTCGCGGCGCAGGGTTGCCAGCGTATGTGGAAGAACGCGATCGGTTACGTTACCGCCGCCGAGCGTGCAGCCAGATTCGGTGTGAGTCTCGTCTCCGGTTTCAGGTTCGCCAGCTTTAAGTTTTACTGGCTCACGTTTATCCGCTGGTGTGTCCAGCCATTTGGTAAACAGGTTTTTATAGTCTGGCCATTTCGCATTGTTGCGGGCCTTCTGACGTACCCAGGTCAGGCATTCGGTCTGTTTCTCAGGAAGCAGGGCAAGAACGCGGGATTCTTTTGCGATAGCCTCCGCCTGTTCACGTAAAGAGTTAAATTCATCATCATTCAGCATGTCGATTAACTGACCATACTGAGAAGGGTTGATTTCATCAATGGCACCAAACACCGTGAGGCAGTATGCACGGGCCAGCACATCAAGTTCTTTCACCGGCTTCATTTGCTCTTCCGGCGCGCCAGCATTAAGTTGTTCATTATCGCCAGCAAGCTCTGGTTCAACCATAACGCGCTCTGGTTCGCCTTTTTCAGCATTCCAGATAATGTCACCGGTGAAGAGGTCGGTATAGAACTGCCCTTCAACAGTGCAGAACATTCCTTCCTCTACTTCCCATACCTTGGGAGCAAAATAATCATCAGCATAATCTGGTGCGAACTGTATAAAATCCGCATGCAGTAAGGTCTTTGCAATTGTTTTATTTTTCGATTGTTTAAAAGCAACATAAACCGGAAGCGTACTATCTTTTTCAAGCGCACTTTTTTTCGGTTCGAATCTCCCACCAAACTTTTTTAATCCAGTTGTCATATTAACCTCAATAATGTTTATGTGAATGGCGCGCATTGCTTGTGCTTAAATTAAAGCGCCGCGGTTCATGAATTTGTTTGTAGGAGATAGCATGCTCAAGACTACAGAAATAAGCAGTCACTACTCTCTTATTTATTCTTTTTGTTGATTTATACATGGAGTCAACAGAACTCCATTTTTTGCAATATGGACAGCACTCAAGTGTCACTTACCCTCCCTGCATGGCTGATTATGACAGGGCCATCATTAATGGATGTAGTTAGCCCTGCCAGTTAAGGCATAAATAAAAAATCTCTTAATTGCTTGAAGTTATCGAAGGGGGTAAATAAAAGGTCAGCGTAGAAACTCGCTAATATTAACCCTCTGGTCGTTAACTATTTTAGTCATTACTTTGATGAAGCACATATCCAGCACCGCTTCATCCTTGTATTTCTGAACTCCGGTTATATCAGCCACAGCCTTTTTATATTCAGCTTCAGCTGTACGTTGGGCAATATCTTCGCTGGTAAATTTAACCATTGGCACGCACCATCCTGAGTAAAGATTCTGTGTGATCGAGAGCTGCCTTCTGTTGTTCGTACAGTGCCTCTAGTTCAGCTGTAAGGCGGTCGCGAAAAGCAGGAACGCTTAACTGGTAAATAAAATTACTCACTGAGCTTTCCACATCAGGATCCCCGTCCGGTATAACTGGCTGTGAATTTCTCATAAACCCTCCGGTAAAAAAGGTGCCCATCGTGGGAGATGGGCAAAAACCACGCGGCACACACAGCAACTAATCACATATGCAAGCGCACTCCGCCTGTTTCACACCTGTCACCCATAACTGGTAAGTGAAGGAGTGCGCTTTCATGTTGTGAGTTGTGCTGCCGGGACTCGAACCCGGATAACGTCTGGCCAGCCGCATGAGATAACCTGGGTTATGATCCTTGGTTAGTGCTCAACTCCTCCTTCAGGAGGCGCTCTACCAATTAAGCTACAACACAACGAAAAGAGCACTCCGATCTTCTACCAACGCCCCGTCATAGCTTTTCGGCGCATCCACATGGCGCCTGGGTTTCAGCCTTGTGTGGCGGGAATGCTCTTACCTGTTGTGCCCTGAAAAAGGCTGGCGGTTACCGGACAAGTGGGAAAACACCGGGCCGCCAGAACAGGGTTCTACTTCTTATTGCTTTGGCCTGCTTTTAACCACATCAGGCGCGGTGGTAGGTATCTTCGGGCGGGGGCCAGTGACCAGTTGGCATCCCTACGGTACTTTTCGCCGACAACCGCGGGTTAGACGGTTCCGTTTCGTCGGATAGATCTGTCGATGCTGGTAGTCACTCCAGCCCGTAACCCCTCCCGAAGACACCTGTGCTGCGTTAAATCTTCAAATCTGTTTTCCCCTGTATCGCCAGGGTAAGCGGAACATTTTGATTCTGAGTAATCACTGCGTGTGGTTACTTGGTGGCATGAGATTAACTAAGGGTAATTTAAATGGCAAGGATAAAAATAACAAAAGTTAAGCTGCAAGGTGTAAAAAAACGCAAGCCATTGACTGACTTGCTATTTTTTATTTGTTTGGGATTTTCTAACTTTTAGAAGTTCTTCAAAGAGGCGGTTAAAATTTTCAACTCTTGCTTCTAACTCATTGAGATAGGACTCTTTTTCTGATTCAGGAAGAGAATCAAACAAATCTAAAAGACGTTGCTGCCGTTCATCTAACGCCGTAGGAAGTGACTCCACTGGGGTGGGGATTTGTTCTTCATCACCGAAAAGTAACCAGGTCGGAGAACAGCGCAGCGCAGTACTTAAAGCAAAGAGACTTTTCCCCTTTGGCTCAGTTTGGCCGCTTTCCCATTTGAATACGCTAACGCTGGACTTCTTAACCAGATCAGCAAGCTGCTGCTGCGTTAGTCCAAGCTCTTTGCGCCGGGCGGCAATGCGATCACTCAAAGTTTCAATTTTCATAAGCCTAATATAAGTTAACTTGACATAACTTTTGTTAGTATTTATTTTGCTAACATTAGTTATGCGGAGGACGCATGTTCACAGAGACAGTGATTAAGTTTTTTGGCTCCAAAGCTGCCGTTGCGCGAGCGCTTGGCATTTCTCAGGTAGCGGTCACCCGATGGGGGAGCGCCATTCCTGAAAAGCGAGCAGTTAGGCTAGAGCGTCTAACAGGTGGAGTTCTGAAATATGACCCGTTGTTTTATGAAAACCAGGATAAAGCAAAGAAAGGGAGAAAATTGAACGATGAAAATCAATGAGATCAAATTGCTGGCCCTCGAGCTGGAAGAGTGGGCGATGAAGGATGGCAGGAAAGGGGGCTGGAAAAAGATAGTCCCGCTGATTACAGCGCATCACTACGGTGATTTGCTGGACAGCTTGGCGGATATCGTTGACCCGTCAGAGTATGCGCGATGCCTGCATAACAACACGCAGATCATCCAGCGGGCATTTCGAAATGACACGCCGAACTATCGTGGTCAGGCAGCTGCGCTGGCTCCAGCAATCAGAGCTGCGATGGATGCAGAGCTGGCTGGTCAGCATGACTTACATAACCTGGTGGCCATTGCGAACCGCGAGTGCATAGAGGCGACCAGCGCGGTGCTGACTGGTAAGCCAGTGCAGGTAATCCGCAAAGAAACGGCAGAGGCAATTCAGGCGCTGGCCAATCTCATTCCCGGCGTCAGTATCCAGTTTAAACATATCAGCACGCACGCGGTGTAACAGGAGACTCCCATGCTTGCCCAGGAATTAGTAGACCGCATGAAAAAAGCGATGAAGCACAGAGTACCGGCGGAGACAGTCGATCGCAGCGCTGAACTGATTCCGGGGATGAAATACCGCAACGAACGCGGACGCATAGTGACGGTAATGAGAGTTTCTCATCTTCGGGTTATGTACCGATATGAAGGTTATCAGGACATCTGCGAGACAGGCCGGAGAGAGTTTGAACTCAAGTTCAGGAAGGTGCAGTCATGACAGAGCGCACAGCAGGTACGGAGTTTTGTGTGAGTAGAATTTTTGAGATTGTCCAGTCGATGTCCGGTCAGGGGAACAGCATCACGATCCCTTGTCCCTACCTGGATTTTTTCGCGGGTGACCGCCAGCAGCATTTACTCGCGGCGATCCTGAATCAACTGGTGTTCTGGTCAGGTAAATCCCACCTCGAAAATGGCTGGTTTTACAAAGAGCATGCGGTAATTGCTGCGGAAGTTCGAGCCTCCAGCGAGGACGTGATTCGCAAGGCAATGAGCAAAATAATCAGCCAGTATTTGCCCGGTGTTATTGAAGAGAAGAAACGCAAGGTAAACGGTACGCCAAAGATGCATTATCGCATCAATGAAGAGGCATTAATTGCCCTGATATTCCCGCCAGCTCTGGATTCGGCTTTTAAGCCGAATGGAAACGGCTCTCAAGCCGAACCCAAACGGCTCTTAAGCCGAATGGAAACGGCTCATAAGCCGAATCCTGGAAACGGCTCTCAAGCCGAATCTATTCTCTATACAGATCTTAAAACAGATAAATACATACAGATCTCTTCTTGTCCGGGAACTGCGTCCCCGGAAGCCGATTTATCCACAGGCGAAGAAAAAAAATCATCCTCTGAACTGCAAAGGGGCAAATGGGGCACACCAGAAGATCACCAGTGCGCTGAGTGGATTTTTTCCCGCATCAAAAAACTCTACGAGAAGGCCGCCGAGACAGACGGCGAACTGTCACGCCCAAAAGACCCTAACTGGAATGTCTGGGCAAACGAAATACGCCTGATGCGCTGCATAGACGGGCGCACACATCGCCAGATTTGCGATTTATTCAAACGCGTACAACGCGATCCGTTCTGGTGTCGCAACATCCTGAGCCCTTCAAAGCTACGGGAAAAGTGGGATGAATTAATTATCCGCCTTGGCGGTAGCACGCAACAACGGGATGTTAACGCCATTTCAGTGCCAGACAACACCATCCCTGAAGGTTTCAGGGGCTAAAAAATTAACCTGGAGAATTTTATGGAAACCATTTTAGACGTACTGAAAGCGATGGAAAAAGCGACAGCCCGTGAAATTGCGGCGCGCATGAAAATTGAGCCTGCGGCGGTGATCGGGATGCTGCGTGAGCAGGAAGAACGTAACGAGGTTATTCAGGTTAACGGGTACTGGAAAGTTGGTACCGGGGATGTTAAATCACAGCCCACGGCGGCCAGTTCTGTCAGCAAAACACCGGCAAATGTATCAGTCAGCGACGTCATTGCATTACTGGCGGAACATGGACCACAGACATCCCTTGAGCTGGCAACACTGGCAGGTATTGAGTCAAAACGTGTGGCGCCAATGCTGACCCACCACATGACAAAAGGGCGGATCATCCGCGAAAAAGTGGGCAGCAAGTTTGTTTATTCGGTGCCGGCCATGGCGTCAGTGAAAAACAAAAGCTCAGCTACCCAGGAACTCGAGACATCAACTTCCCCAGTACCAGAAAAATCTGTCACTGAAATTGTCGAGGAAATTCCCGCTTTCGTCAGCCGTCCTGATGATCTGCTGATCCCGACGGTGCGTGGCGTCTCAAATGAAATTCGCCGCACAAAAGCGAAGCTGGCCAACCTGGAAAAACTTCGTGAAGCCGTTCGCAGCATTCGCAAACACGGCGCGCTGATGCAGGAGCTGACGCAATGAAACAAAGCGAATTACCACGCTGTCCGGAGTGCGGGAACATGCCTGAATACGCGCTAAAGCCTAACCATATGGGATGGGTTTGGGGGGGATTGAAATGCCCTTATGATCATTACCGTGTGAATTTGAACGGCCCGGCCGGTAGCCGCGCACAGGCAGAAAAGCGGCTGGCACCGCAGTGGGTTGAAATGGTTGAAAAAGCTAATCAGGGAGTATCGAAATGAGCAAACCACTGAACGCACGCTGCATCAGTCCCTAGACTGTTGAGTTTAAGGGGCGTTGTGACTCGGAACATAGACCATACTGAAATCACAGGTAATGTTATTACATCTAATCTCGGGCAGCGTTAATGTAACTAGAAATTTGTAGTAAGTATCGCTGCTAACTCACTGAACTTGAAGCATACATAGTTTAGTAACAACTTATGCTATCCCCCTCACGAATGTCCTAATAGATAGTCACAATCTATTGAGAAAATTGTTGTTCTTGATCATAATGTGGGTAGTCAAAATCGAAACTAAGTAGGTAACTTATGACTTCAATACAGGGAAGTGATTTAAAATTAGAATATAGTCATAATATAATAGAGCATTTGGGACTTAAGCTATATCAAAACAAACCGACAAATGTCATTGCTGAGTTAATATCGAATTCTTGGGATGCAGATGCTGAGAATTCTTGGTTGGATCTCCATGATGATAAGGAAATTCCTTTATCTGAACGATATGTTTCTGTCATGGATGATGGTTATGGCATGGACCCCTATGCAATAAAAGAAAAGTATCTTGTTATAGGTTTAAAAAAGCGAAAGCCCGGTGATCCTGACGAGCGTTCTTTAGTTAAAGAACGTTTGTTAATGGGGCGAAAGGGTATTGGCAAATTAGCGCCGTTTGGTATTGCTGGTAAATTATCAGTAATAACAGTTTATAAAGATGGTGATGAAAGTAAGATATCGGTTTTTTCATTGGATATATCAGGATTACTTGATCCATCAGATACATCGCATATAATTAAAAACTATAAACCTGAAGTTCATTATTTTAATGAGCCACTATCTGTTGTAGACAAGGCATATGCTGAAGATGAATTTTATAATAAATTTAGAAATCGCATTCAGAGTAAAGGTTCAGGAACCGCAATTATACTAACAGATATTAAAATATCTAATACTATATCTGTTAATAAAATGATTCAGTCTATCGGTCGTAGATTCACTGTTGCATTTTCTCAACCAGATTTTAGTGTTTATATTAATGATAAAAAAGTCGAGGCTGTTGACTCTTTGCCTAAATTTGATATTCGATATCCTCAGACTGGGTTTGATAGAGAAACATTGAACATATGTGGTGTTGACAGAGAAATTAGATTTTGGGTAGGGTTTGTTTATTCTGCCGAATGGCCTCAGGATGAGGCTGGTGTTGGCGTATATGCGCACGGAAAAATTGCACAAGATAGGCCGTTTTTTTTCAGTGTAAAAGGCAAAGAAATCTATACTCGTTATATGTATGGGGTTGTTGAAGCGGATTGGTTGGATGAACTAAGTGAGGATGTCATTTCAACTGACCGAACCTCCATCAATTGGGAAGCCGATGAAACAATTCCATTACATGAATTTTGCCATTCTTTAATTAAAAAATGGATAGAAAGGTATCGTAAAGATATTAACCCTGGTGCTAAAGAACGTATTATAGAGATAATAGATAATACACCGGGGATGCCTAAAGTAACTAGCTCAGAAAGAGAAGCCATCGTTGGTTTAGTGCATCAATTGGGACCAAAAGTTCATAAAGATAAAAATGTCCAAGTTGAAGTGGTCAAAGCTATGACTGCATCTTGGACGCATAAGCCAATGCAGGTATTAATCAAGAAACTATGGGACGCATTTGATATCAGCATGGATGATACTGACTCATTTACAAATAGTTTAAGATGTCTTAATGAGCATTTAGTCCCTGAGTCATTATCAATGTCTGTTATTCAGGCTCAGAGAATCTATGCTTTAAGCAAACTTTACAATTTAAAAAATAACGGCAATGAAAATCAACTACAAGCGCTTCTTGAATCATTCCCATGGATCTTGGGGACCGAAATGGAGAATCTTAGACCAAATCAAACGCTAAAAGAGAATGCCGCTGAGGCTGCGAAAAAAGGTTTGATTCCATCTCACGGTTCTCTGAAAGATGATATGGGGAAAGATCCTAATGCTAAACTTAGACCAGATTTTGTATTTTTTTCAAATGAAAGTGAAACCAAAATTGTAGTTGTTGAGTTAAAAAGCCCCCAAATACCTTTAGAGGTTAAACATCGTAGTCAGTTAAGTGCTTACCTTGATTGGTTTGAAACTCAATATCCTAAAGCGGATGCACGTGGGATTTTAATTGGACAAAATGCCCAAGACATGAAAGCCATGAGAGTAAATATCGAGATTTGTAGTTGGGATGATGTTTACCTTGAATCAAGACGAGAACATTTAGAACTTCTGGCCGCGATGTTGCATGGTGTCTCAGAACATTACGATGATACTCGTGTAGAAGATGTTCTTGCTATGGGCGGGGAACAGACTAAAATCTTGTTGAACAGAATGGCAAGCGCTCATTCACCTTTAAGAGATCTTTTCGAAGATACAGATAAAGTAATCAAGAATAAAGAGTCCAAGAATCAGTATGAGTAAGTTATCGGCTATTGATCTTTTTTCAGGGGGCGGTGGATTATCGCAAGGATTGGTACAGGCTGGTTATGATGTTGTTGCTGCAGTGGAACTGGATTCCAATGCAGTCTCAACTTATGAGCAGAACCATCCAGCCACGAAATTGATAACTCATGATATCCGATTGGTATCTGCAAACTCACTGAAAAGCATTCTAGATGGACGGGAACTTGACCTCTTGGCCGCCTGTCCTCCTTGTCAGGGTTTTTCATCTCTGACAAGGGCAAATAAATTTGAAGATCCTCGAAACAGTTTGATAATGGAAGTGGGACGCATCATTAGGGAACTAAAACCGAAAACGATAATGATTGAAAATGTACCAGGGTTAAAAACTCGTGGTAAAGGTTATCTTAATGCTTTTCTTGAAATACTTGACCAAGAGGGTTACAAATACTCTTATAAAGTACTTCAGGTAGCAGATTATGGCGTTCCACAGTTTCGGAAAAGATTTGTTTTACTCGCTGGGCTTGGATTTGATATTCCCATTCCAGAACAAACTCATTCGGGGAAGGCATCCGATGAAAAATTACCTTGGTTAACAGTCAAAGATGCAATTTCAGATATGCCTGAATCTGTAGAGTTACCTCACAGTGTTATTTTTGGAGGTCCTGAGTCTTTAAATTGGCATATTACAAGAAGTATTAGTGAAATAACTAAAAAACGCCTTGAAATTATCAAACCAGGAGGCTCAAGATTTGACCTTCCTGACGATTTGCGACCAAATTGCCATAAAGGAAAAAATTCAGGCTACAGTAATGTTTATGGGAGAATGTCCTGGGATAAGCCTTCGCCAACGATTACTAGTGGGTGTACTACCTTGAGTAAAGGACGATTTGGTCATCCTGAAAAATTAAGAACTATTTCAATAAGAGAAGCAGCACTATTACAGACTTTTCCTGCTCATTATAAATTTAGTGCAAGCTCTATTGACTCGATATGTAGAATCATTGGTAATGCATTACCGTGTAAATTTGCTGAAGTGATGGCAAAAGCATGTAAATACCGTTTATCAGAGCATCTTACTGATATCATGTAGTTTAAATTTTCAGCTTTTGCCGAAAGAACTCGAAAAGATAAAGTAAAACCCGCTTCGGCGGGTTTTTTCTTGCCTATTCTGCGTTACCATTCCTAATTAATAAGTTCTGAATATTCAGAAAACTTAGGTTATACAACAGCATGGCTTTAACAAAAAGTGCTCTTAACCACTTGAAAATGAGGTTTAATAGATATACTGTATATTCATACAGTTTCTGGGTGTGGAGGGAATTATGAAGGTTGAAATTACTATCGATCGTACAAAAGAACTTCCGAAAGGGGCTATACCGGCACTTGAAAAGGAGCTCGTGCATAGGATTGGTCAAAACTATACAGACTGTAAATTAACGATATGTCGGGCCGGTTTTGATGGGTTAAGTATCATCGGCGGTGAAAAGAGCGATAAAACACGCATTGAAGAGCTCCTGCAGGAAACGTGGGAAAGTGTGGATGAATGGTTTTTCAACTGATCACCTCACAGGTAGCCTTGGCCGCCATTTGTTACGCCTGATAGCTAAATTTCTCGTTGCGCGCCGCGCTACTGCTAAGAAGCAATTTCCGTTGGCTTAACGGTGTGGATATCACCTCAAGGGGCATCTCATGCAAATTCCGGATGATTTAATTCCCGGACTGCCGGAGCATACTGGCCCGGTTCTGATTTATGTCGTAAAGGGCAGGGCAGAAAGGGGATTCGAGCTTCGCAAAGATGAATTTGTGACATCGTTGCGTGCTCTGGAAGAAGCAAGAAAGAAAGCCGGCCTTCCTGTTTCTGATGTCTGATAAGTTAGGTTATACTCAAACACGGGTCTGAACAGCCTGCTGAGTAACACTGCGCCAACCGGGAAATCACGATGGCGCATAAAATAGAATTACCCCATTCACACCATTTCTTCGTGGGCGGTGTCTTTGTTCATGCTGGTGGTGCAGCATGAGCAGAACAAAAAATAAATCTGAAAAACTCCACCTTTCCCGAGTAGCCGGGCTGGGCTGTATTGTATGCAAAAACCTGAAGCAGGGTGAAACTCCAGCAGAAATACATCACATCCGAACTGGTCAGGGAGTTGGCCAGCGCGCTGACAATTTCGAAGTTATTCCTCTTTGCCCAATCCATCACCGCCAGGGCGGATACGGCATAGCCATTCATACTGGCCGCCAGTCCTGGGAAAACAATTTCGGTACTGAAACAGAGTTGCTGGTGCAGGTTCTCTACGAACTGGGGGAATCAGCGTGAGTATTACTTATGGTTCAGTATGTAGTGGAATTGAGGCAGCAAGTATAGCGTGGGAGGTTTTGGGCTGGCGACCGTCATGGTTCTCTCAGTTCGATCCTGAACACAATTATAAAAACGGTCCAGATTTCCCATCTGCTGTTCTGGCGTATCGCTGGCCGCACGTAACAAACCTCGGTGATATGACAAAAATCGCCACAGCAATACGGCACGGAGAAATCCATACACCAGATGTTCTGGTAGGTGGCACACCGTGCCAGGCATTCAGCATCGCTGGTCTTCGTAATGGTCTGACTGATTCCCGCGGTCAATTAACTCTCGCCTTTGTAGAACTGGTAAACGCAATAGATGAAAAACGAAGAGAACAGGGAAAACCTCCCGTCATTGTCGTCTGGGAAAACGTACCCGGAGTATTCAGCAGCAGAGATAACGCTTTCGGATGTTTTCTTGCAGGGCTTGCCGGTGAAAGCTGTGAACTGGAATCACCAGGGAAAAAATGGACAAACGCTGGTTATGTGCTGGGACCAAAAAGGTCTGTCTGCTGGCGAGTGCTCGACGCTCAATTTTTCGGAGTGGCCCAACGACGCCGCCGTGTGTTTGTTGTCGCAAGTGCTAGAACCGATATCGATCCCGCAAAAATACTTTTTGAGTCCGAAGGCCAGCGCCGGGATATTGCGCCGCGCCGAAAAGCGGGGAAGGGCATTACCGCAAATACTGGGCGTTGCATTGCTAACGGTAGCTACTGGGATGGGGAATATAATCCACATCCAACCCTCAACCAGTCACACAACATCGGAGGCATAGGTCAAAGCAACCAGGAATTATTCAGCCAGCGCGGAGGTGGAATCGTTGGTGTCTTTCGCATGCGGGCATTTGGTGATTATGTTAATGAAGAAACCGCATCCACTGTTAAAGCGCGCGACCATAAAGATGCAACCGATCTCACTGTGACTTATTCAGACGTCAGTAGAACGTTGCTTGCCAAATCAAATGACAGCATGGCTGAAGATTTGGATACCTATGCTATTCACGGCACACAAGACCCAGACACAAACATTAATTTTGCTCACACCCTTGGACGAAATCACGGACAGGAAAATGCTGTTGCTTATGCCTTCAAAGCTGGACAGGGCGCAAAAGCCGGGGGTATTGGATGGGCAGAAGAGCAATCCCCAACTCTGACCGCCGCCAGTAGCGGATCGAATTTATCCCCTTCAGTAATGATAAACATGGCCGTTCGTCGCCTGACACCAGTTGAGTGCGAGCGTCTGCAGGGCTTCCCCGATAACCACACTTTAATCCCCCGTGATAAGCGTAAGCAGATCACTGTTGATGAATATGCTTACGTGCGCCATCACAACTCAAAAATAACTGCAGAAGAAGCCTACCGATTGGCGAAAGATGGTCCGCGCTACAAAGCGATCGGCAACAGTATGGCTGTACCGGTTATGCGCTGGATCGGTAAAAGAATCAAGGAGGCTCTTAATGCCTGAATATCCAATTACACCCGTCGGTAAGCCCAGAATGACGTGCGCTGACAAATGGAAAAAACGCCCAGAGGTTCTGCGTTACCGGGCTTTCTGTGATGAAGTTCGTCTGCAGGGTATTGAGTTACCGGAAAGCGGTGCGCATGTCACCTTCATCCTTCCGATGCCAGCGAGCTGGAGCAAAAAGAAACGGGCTGATTTCAACGGTAAACCACACCAGATAAAACCTGATTTCGACAACATGATGAAAGCCCTGATGGATGCTATTTACGAAAATGATGCTCATATATGGGATGCACGGGTATCAAAATTATGGGGTGAAACAGGGAGAATTATTATTGAGGAGCTAAAAGCATGACGCCACGCCAACGAAGACTACAGCAGTCAGCATTTGAAAAAGCAGCAGCTGCGCCGCGTAAAAGCTGGCTGGGTAAATGCATTCTTCTGACGGGGATTCAGTCAGGATGGATTAAATCCCTGCTCACTACATGGGGCGAGGGTGTGGGAGGAAAAACAGCACCTCGTATGCCGCGGGGCCATGCGTGCTGGAATGTGCTTAAGGGACGGAACTGGTCAGATAAGGCGTTAGAGCGCTTCACTGTAGCGTTGAACCAGGCTCGTGAAGAGGGATTCCGTGGACAGCAGGCGATGAACAGGGCACATAGCATTCTCTGGCCACAGTCAACTGCCAGTGTGATTGATGAAGCTTTGCAGAATGATGATGTCGATTTTGTTGAACAATGCGTACTGCAGGCACTGGATATAAACGATCCGGTTTATGTCGTTGGTCTTCAGTATTACACCACCCGAAAAAAAATCTCAGACATAACCCGGGAACTGCAGGCGATTGCGCCATGGTTAACCGACGGGGAGGCGAGAAAGCGCGTGCGATGGTGCCTGGAAATATTCAGAGCAAAAACATTTCTTGCGGTTCGTAACCAGATGAGAGCTGGGTTAGAGGATTGTTAGTCATACCAAAAGAGGAGCTGACCGGGAGACTGATGAGTCTGTAATTCGAAACAAAAACCCCGGTCAGTAGCTGGGGTAACTGGCTATTACTGACGATTCTGTTTAAACCGCTCATAAATCTCAATACAAACAATAGCAACGGAGTAGAAGGGCCACAGAATGGAGGTTATCACCGTATCAGCCAGGTCAAATTCTAGGCCGTGTACTCTATCCCCACGAACTAACAAAGCAAACATCACGATGAAGCCCGCGATATATATGGCCAAATAGTGATAAAGGCTCATGATAATTCCATTTATTAGGTTTGGCCCTGAGTCTACGTGCAATAACCACACAATTAAAATTGGTATTGCAGATCGATTTTCATTTATCGATCGTTCAAAACGATCGTTTCGTAACGAACAGCTCATTTATTGAGTAATTTTTGTACAAAATATTGGCAAGAATTAGCTATAAGTGCTTTATGACGTAAAAACGTTTGAAAACGGGCCAACAAAGTGAATAATTAATTCATGCTTGGCAGAGCTGCGCCACGATGGCAGCGACGAAAAGCGAACAATTTGAACATAACGAGAACCCCGCCGACGCGGGGTTTTTGCTTTCCGGCGATACGACAGGGGTATTCGCGAGGTGCATAGCACCAGTACCCCTGTCATATCGTCGATCCGCAATCGTCTGCAAGATAACAAGGCCTCCCAACCAAGCGGGGCTATTTTATGCCGCTTATTCTGAGAGGACTCACAGCAATAAGGTGAGTAAAATTCCTTTTGTAGTTTTGAACGTAATGCTCTAAAAGCTGATGCCACAAAGTTGCTGCTTAATTCAACATGTAGAATTTCTAACGCCAACTGCAAAGTTGAAGGCATATACTGCTTTGTAACCAGGGCGGGATGGGCACGCATATGAAAGAGGGCTATTACTGGATTCAGCATGTAGGCATTGTACAGGTGGCGTACTACACGAATGACACTGTTGATGATCTGGAATCGGGTAAAACAATCACAGGTGTCTGGCATCTGACCAGAGGCGATGACATTTGCCATAACGGTGAAGCAGAGGTGTTAGAAGGTCCTCTCTCTCCACCATTGTAAACAACTGTACTTACTTCGAGGCTGCCGCATGGCGGCCTTTTTCATTTCAGGCTCACGGGAATCATCCGCTACGTGCTTTGTTGATAAATTCAGCCCGTGAAGCCTGCCACTTTCAGAATAATAGTGCTATTTGTTTGCAGGCTTTTCTCATTATTTCTAAAGTTATAGAGTATCCAGTAAAAGCTCTTGTTTTGAAGTGGTTGTGATGAGTCCTCCCCAAGCGGATGGGTGAAACTGACAGTAAACAGTGCCAGTGAATGACATGCTTAACGCTTACGGGGCATGGTTTGTCAGCCAAAGGACCACCGGGAGATACCCGACACCACAACTGAACTTAAACCAGTCATACTGTTATCATCGTGGTGGAGAGATGGCGTTATGAAAATGCCCTTCAGAAATACCGTGATCGGGCTCAGCCTATCTATAGGCATTGCACTAATTATTGTTTCCCTGATTGTTGTTCTGAATGGCATTGGATTATGGTAACCCGCACTCTTAGCGTTCTGGAGACCGACATTTTTCGGTGCCTTTCATGTTCGGGCTGACGTTACATAATTAACAATAAAATCATTTATTTTCTGTCAGAGCTTTCGTTATCAAGGTTGATAGTGCTTCAAGCTGGATTGCAAGCTGGATACTTAACCAGACATATCCATGAACGGCACTTTCCATTACCTCATCACTTTCATTTGCGAGTAAAAGGCAATGCAACTCTTGTGTGATTTCATTAAGACGTTCGCTGTTTGATGCTATTGGAGACGGATTACCTTCATGCAGTGCATGAGCCAGCGTACTGAGAGTGTTGCGAGTCATTTGTTCCATGTCGGAAAGTGTATGAGAGTTCAATATCAGAAACCGGCTGCCGCGCGATGCCCAGTGGGCATTTATCTGAAATTTTTGGGCAGCTATCATATCTCGGGTTATCGACTGAATCTCCTCAAGCAGACTCTTTGCAATCTTTGTTTCTTTATTCACTGGTGTAATCAGACCACGCATTTTGACTACATTAGTTAACGCACGTGTTTGAAGCCCGGTCATTCTGGGCTGGTTCAGAACGTTTCGTGAGACCCCGGCTGAAGTGATTTTTAAGTAATCAGCAAGAAAGTCAGCAAGTTGGATACGCCAGTTAATGAATGCTCTTTGGGGATAAATACTGGTAAACAGCATAGCCAGAATACATCCCAAAATAATATTGGTGCTTCGCCATAATGCTGTCTGTAAGTCCCCGGCAGGAGCACTGCTGACTACGGCAAGCGTTATCCCAACAAGTAATGCAGCATACGGGCGTTTACTCATGGCCAGATAGCCGCAAAGGAAAGCAGCGCATCCACACCAGAGCATCATCAGAGTAAGAGAGTACATTTCAATGTGTAATGCAATGATCCCCAGAATCGCACCACCTACAGTTCCTGCCATTCGCTCAAGTGCTCTGGGGATAACGTTACCCATGTAGCTTACAGGTCCCATGACGACTACGAGTGTAATCAGGGGCCACGAGTGGTCTGGCAAATTCAACATTCTTATCAATAAGAACGTAATAACGAACGCTACAGCAATTCGTATCCCATGCACTATACGGTAGTTGCGGTAGATCTTTAGTTCTAAAGGACTTATCGGTTTGTTCCGTTTAACGGAAAAAATGTTCTTTTTCATTGTTTAAAGTCTTTAACAAAGAGCAAACGATAAAGAATATTCAGGTATACACTGAAAAAAACAGCTAGTCTTACTTTTTTAAATTATAAAACCGCTTTGTGCTATTCAGGCTTACTGTTGTTAATTAGTTGCTAATTGAGTGATTAAGATGGGAGTATTCCGTAATACCCATTTTATATATGTGGTTATCATTATGAGTATAAGTGCAGAGAACAGATTGAATGATAATCTGACATAAATTTAACTTGTTGACTTTAATCATTATTAAATTGTTGTATGGTTTCCAGGAAATGGTTAACATGATTCAGATGAAGTATCTTCTTCGGCCAGGTAAATCTGCTTTAATGGTGTCTCTGGACGATTTCAAATCGGCAACAGTATCTGGGTAAAATGCAGGATGAGCAAATACAAAATTGCAGCTCTGATGACTACAGCATCAACGGTCGCACTGTTTTGGATAGTGGCATTAATCTTTGGGGTGCTTCATTCTTTGGGCCTGTAATCAAATTGATTTAAAGCTTATAAAACATAACATTACACAGGCAGTTATGAGACGAAAGGGGTATTAATATTAGAATGTCTGACATTCTTATCGCTATATGTTTTTATGAGCCAAGGTTTGAGCCAAAGCTCATTATATAAAATAAAGTTATATTAGAAAAAGGTATGCAACTAAACGATGCGTATCATCGAAATGCAACTGTATAAAGAGAAAGTGCAATAGCCAGAAATATCCAGTATTGAGAGTGATAATGGAAAAGTTTTAGCATAAATATCCTCCACAGAGTTGGTTGCTAATTAATGGCAGATTTAAATGTCAACAACAAACAAAAAATCATGCTCATTGATTATTTAATTATTTCATAATGTTTCAGCCTGGCTCTATGGCGGTGCAATTGCACCAGTTATGGGATTTTTGCATCATTATGGTGAGATTAAAGGCAGATGTACTTAATGAACTGCTCAATCTACCGATACAGACGACAATTATCATTCGAGGCTGCCGCATGGCGGCCTTTTTCATTTCAGGCTCACGGGTATCACTCACTACGTGCTTTGTTGATAAATCCAGCCCGTGAAGCCTGACCCTTTAATCACTCACAACACCATCCGAAAAATCGGAGGTAGGGCTATGACCAGAATGAGCACCATTTACAGCAGACTTTCATATGGAACAGGAACCACGCTGACCGGCTGCGGTGTATCAGCGAAGGCATATGCCGAAACAGCAAAAACAGCAAAAGAGGTGTCCTGGATGTTGGTCGACAGAATTGCAGGGTTAAGCCTGAGTGACTGGGCAATTATTGTCGGTATCGCATGTACTGTTATCACCTGCGCAGTGAACTGGTACTACAGGAAAAAGGAAAGGGAGGACCGGCTTAATGGCAATGTCACCAAAGCTGAAGAATAAACTGAGCGCAGCGGTCATTGGTTTGATTTTTGCGGGGGCTTCCGCGTCCGTAATTCTCGATCAGTTTCTGGATGAGAAAGAGGGTAACAGCCTGACAGCATATCGCGACGGCGGCGGAATCTGGACTATTTGCCGCGGCGCCACGATGGTTGGTGGCAAACCAGTAGTTCAGGGCATGAAGCTGTCTGATGAGAAATGTGCCCAGGTAAACGCCATCGAACGCGACAAGGCGCTGGCGTGGGTTGAGCAAAATATTAAGGTAGCGCTTACTGAACCACAGAAAGCAGGGATCGCATCTTTCTGTCCATATAACATCGGCCCCGGAAAATGTTTCCCTTCTACATTCTATAAGCGGATTAATGCTGGCGACCGTGAAGGTGCCTGTGAAGCGATCTGCTGGTGGATTAAAGACGGCGGCCGCGATTGTCGCCTGACCAAAGGCCAAAAAAATGGCTGCTATGGTCAGGTAGAACGGCGCGACCAGGAAAGCGCGCTGGCGTGCTGGGGGATAGACCAGTGAGCCTGCGCTATAGGTTTATTGCCATTTCGCTGCTGGCGGCTGTCGCATTCATCGCGGGAAACGTATGGAGTAACCGTAGTTGGGAAAAAAAGTGGGCGGAACGTGATAGCGCGGAATCATCGCGAACAGCGAACGCGCAAACCGCCGCCCGTATGATTGAACAAGGGCGCATAATTGCCCGTGATGAGGCCGTAAGAGATGCACAAGCACAAGCCGCTAAATCTGCTGCCAATGCTGCTGGCCTGTCTGCCACTGTTAGCCAGTTGCGCACCGAAGCAACAAAGCTTGCCGCCCACCTGGACGCAGCAAAGCACACCGAAAATCTTGCCGCTGCCGTCAGAAGCAAAACAGCTGGAGCCGACAGCGCGATGCTGGCCGACATGCTCGGCAGTCTTGCAGAAGAAGCTCGATACTATGCTGAGCGGGCTGATGGAAATTACCGGGCAGGAATGACGTGTGAGCGGATTTATAACTCGATAAAGGAAATACAGAAAGATAGCACTATTCCAAGAATTGACCGCATTGACTTATGACCAAGGTAGTAAGAAAGTAACACTTGCTCGATAAATCTTACCGATTATTTTAATCTCATCCTTTTCCATTCCATGGAATGGTTAGTTCATTTCTTGATGTAGTGGATTATTTGAGCAATAAAAGTGCTTTTTTACAATATTGATATTGTTCTTGATAAAAAATACATTTTGACACTATTGGTTAATCCATTTGCTGAATGTTTGTTTGTTATCTTTCATCCGAAATTATTTCTCATTTGGGATTTTCAGGATGAAATTTGAATGCTTGCGTAAGGTAGCTTTGTGTACAGTTGTTCTTTCAGCTGTTGGTTGTTCTTCAAAAGTGCCAGATAAAGAAAAATACTCTGGTTTCTTAAAAGATTATTCGGGGTTAGAAAAGGCAGAAAGTAAAACAGGAAAACCTGTTTTAAGATGGATTGACCCCAACTTCAATCCAGATAACTATGACAGCATTGTATATAATTCACTCGTTTATTATCCAACACCAAAACCAACAACCCAGGTTGGAGAGCAGGTTCTTAATCAGTTGCTGGCCTACACAGACAATAAGTTGAAGCAGTCATTTGCTGAGCGTAAGCCTCTGGTTTCAACACCGGGTCCCAGATCGTTGATATTCAGGGGCGCTATTACAGGGGTTAGTAGCGAGAAAGAAGGGCTCCAGTTCTATGAAGTCCTGCCAGTAGCACTACTTGTAGCAGCAACACAGGTAGCGACAGGTCATAGGACTATGGACACACATTTATACATAGAAGGTGAACTGATTGATGCTACAACCCAGAAACCAGTATTAAAAGTTGTTAGATTAGGTGAGGGGAAAGACCTGAAAAATGAGAACACCCCAATGACACTTGATAACTTAAAACAAGCTATTGATGATCTGGGAACTGATATAACGGGATTTAATATCAGCGAACAACCAAACTCATAAATTAAATAATTAAAAATTACTCAGTTTCTATAACTGACTGCCTCGCAATAGCGGGGCTCTTTTATATTCATTTTAATGTTGATTACTATTATTTGCACGGGTCCTCCTTGTGATTCTGAACACCGAGGGATGGCAGCGGCGCGGGAATTAGAGCATTTTTGATTTTTAACGCAACCAATTACGTAATTGATGCTGATGACGGTAGCACTATCTCCCGAATACACTGGGTTGATTGCATTCTCTGATTCAAAAGAACACGGTGTGCTTCAACTTGACTGAGCAGGCATTACAGCAGACATTCACTGAGTGCCTGCTGTAATGTTAAACATTAAAATTTGTATTTATTTCTTATCGTTACAATCAGGGATCATCCTCAAAAGAGTGTTATCTTTCTGGACGTAGTGATGGAATAACGCTGCACCAGCATGCGCTGCGATTAAAAAATATCCGATGTTTGCCAGTGTTTCGTGAATATCTTTGATAAGTGATTTTGTTTCCCCGTCAGGAGTAACGAATGATGCAACGTTAAAACCTAAGAAACTCCAGTCCTTTCCACCGTAAGCCATAATTGCAATACCTAACAATGGTAGAGCCAAAAAAGAAATGTACAGCAGGATATGCATTATTTTAGCAGCCATCATCTGCCAGGCTGGTGGGGGGGGAGTGATGGCTGGGTCATGATACTTATGTTTAATAATTAATCGTATTATCATTAAAAACCAGACAAACACCCCAAGATTGTAATGTGTTTCTTTCATGAGAAGGTAGGTGTTACTGCCTTTGGGAAACCAGCCACGAAGCTCCATAGCTGCATAGGTTATCGCTATTAATATCAGGGTTAGCCAGTGTAAGCGAATCTGAAGTTTTGAGAATTTGACCATTATTCTTGCCTCAAACGGTGTGTTACATCGACCATAAATCATGAAGCTTAACAAATCCTTATTTCTGTGGAGAGATTAAGAGTTTGTTATTCCAGCGTTCTCACTTGAATATTTTGATAATAATTATCATTTTTATTTCTTTCTGGTAATCCGTGATGTTACGGGGTGAGAACCGCGCAGATTCTCGCTATTTATGAGAGCTTTCAGTCAGCTACTGGTTCATTTTTTACTTTCTGCCTATTTACACAATTTGTATCCAACAAACAGGACTATGCCGATGCCAGCACGTGCTAAACGCCCATGCCGACACAAAGGGTGTGCGGCAATCACCAATGATGTCAGCGGATATTGTGACCAACACCGACAGCAGCATGCTGGTGACGGCTGGCGGAATTATCAGTCGGGAAAGAGCAGGCAAGAACGTGGATATGGGCGACTCTGGGAAATTAAACGAGCGCGTATCCTTCAGCGTGATAAATACCTGTGTCAGAACCATCGCCGACAGAGGATAGCGAAGAAAGCGGCAAGCGTTGACCACATCATTCCAAAAGCTCATGGCGGTACTGATGACGATTCCAACCTTGAGTCGTTGTGCTGGGAATGCCACAGAGCAAAGACAGCAAGAGAACGTATTCGATGATAATATTCACTGCTGTAATGCATAAGAACAGTTTCTACATTCATGCAGATACCCGGAAGGAATTTTGGGTGTTTTTAAGTAAAACATTGGGATGGGGCAAATTTGAGTTAATTCGCCCCTCTGACGAGTTTAGCCCTACTGGAGGGTTGTTTGAATTAGTCGAAGTGCGTTCGGCAGATTCAGAACCCCCTGAGTCAGTAACTGTAGGGTCAAATGTTTTATGGCGTCTCCCGGAAGCTCTCGGAGTTTTGAAATCAATCCCTTCTTCTGATCTTCAGATATATTTGCGACACGGATTATATCCTCAAGGGCAACAATCGTGTCATTGTGTAACCGAACGGTTTGAACCTTAAGGATCGCACTTAAGCCGCCATCATCAAGAAGAAAATCAATTCCTTTCTCTGTAATGTTGCAGTATGGGGCGTTGAAGATAAAATCAACGCCAGCCATGGTTTCGCTACGTACGAAGGGTGTAGAAACAAGACCATGCATTTCAAGATATAGCATGCACGCCACAAAGTGATCATAGTTATCAAACTTCTCAATGAGGTCTCGCTCCTGTGCCTTGTTTAAAAAGTTAGGAGCACAATCTATAAGAGCGTTGAGGATCTCAAGTTGTAAGGCTCTATCATATTTTCTAGTTTTATCCATTTCTTAGACTCCATCGTTTATTTATTGAGATTAACTGAAGACACTATGCTGAACATCCTGATGGATGACCAGTATCTGCTTTTGCATGCTTTCTTGCTGTCATCTTCAAGGGGGGAGGGGGGATCAAATCCCTGACCCCTTTCGCGCTTTAGGACTGCCCGCTTCCTCGTATTTTTATACCCGCGAAAAATGAAATTTAACCAGGAGTGTCGCTTATGGCTGGAACGGCGGGGCGTTCCGGGCGTCGCCCCAAGCCAACGGCGCGCAAGGAGCTGGCAGGGAACCCCGGCAAACGAGCCCTGAATAAAGAGGAACCTGTATTCACTCCGATTAAAGGTGTGGCACCACCTGACTGGTTTTCTGAGGATGATGGTCTGCCAATGGCGGCCGTCATGTGGGAACTGACCACGAAAGAATTATGTGGACAGGGATTACTGTGTGTTACCGATCTTGCCGTACTTGAGCGCTGGTGTGTTGCATATGAGTTCTGGCGCAGGGCGGTTAAAAATATCGCCAGAGAAGGGCTGACTATCACTGGTGCTATGGGGGGGAAGATAAAAAACCCTGAGCTAACCGCAAAGAAAGAGCAGGAATCGGAGATGAGCTCTACCGGCTCCATGCTTGGCCTTGATCCCAGCAGTCGACAACGCCTAATCGGCCTTGCCGGACAGAAGAAAACCTCTAACCCATTCCTGAAGATGATCAACTCATGAGCCGGAAATCGTACCCCAACGTAAACGCCGCGAATCAATACGCCCGCAACGTTGTGCGGGGGAAAATTCCGGCGTGCCAGTTTGTCATTCAGGCCTGCCAGCGTCATATCGATGACATGGCGGCTGAAAAGAGTAAGAAATTTCGTTACCGCTTCGATAAAGACATGGCAGAAAAGGCCGCGAAATTTATCCAGTTGTTGCCACATACAAAAGGAGAGTGGGCATTCAAGCGGATGCCGATCACTCTGGAGGCATGGCAACTGTTTATTGTGTGCTGCGCCTTTGGCTGGGTCCAGAAAGGGTCGAAGCTTCGACGATTTCGCGAGGTTTACACGGAGATACCGCGTAAAAATGGGAAATCAGCTATTTCGGCAGGTGTGGCGCTGTACTGTTTTACCTGTGATAACGAGTTTGGCGCTGAAGTATATTCCGGGGCCACAACTGAAAAACAGGCGTGGGAAGTATTCAGACCAGCTCGTCTGATGTGTAAGCGCACCCCGCTGCTGGTGGAAGCGTTCGGGATTGAAGTTAATGCGTCCAACCTGAACCGGCCAGAAGATGGCGCGCGTTTTGAGCCGCTGATTGGTAACCCTGGGGACGGCGCTTCACCGCACTGTGCGATTGTTGACGAGTACCACGAACATCCCACAGATTCGCTCTACACCACTATGCTGACGGGTATGGGGGCGCGGCGACAACCACTAATGTGGGCGATCACGACGGCGGGTTACAACATTGAGGGTCCATGCTACGACAAACGGCGTGAAGTGATTGAGATGCTGAACGGCACAGTACCGAATGAGGAATTGTTCGGCGTGATATACACCGTCGACGAGGGGGATGACTGGACCGATCCTAAAGTGCTGGAAAAAGCTAACCCGAATATGGGCGTGTCGGTCTATCGTGACTTTCTCCTCAGCCAGCAACAGAGAGCTATTAATAACGCCCGTCAGGCTGGTGTATTTAAAACTAAACACCTCAACATCTGGGTTGCAGCCCGTGCCGCTTTCTACAACCTGGTTTCCTGGCAGAACTGTGAGGATAAGACACTTACGCTGGAGCAATTCGAAGGACAGCCATGTGTTCTGTCTTTCGACCTGGCGCGCAAGCTGGATATGAACAGTATGGCGCGGTTGTTCACCAGGGAAATTGACGGCAAGACACATTACTACAGCGTTGCTCCCCGCTTCTGGGTTCCCTACGACGCAGTATTCAGCGTTGAAAAGAACGAAGATCGTCGTACTGCGGAGCGATTTCAGAAATGGGTTGAAATGGGACTGCTTACAGTTACTGATGGCGCTGAAGTTGATTACCGCTACATCCTTGAAGAGGCCAAGGCGGCAAACAAGCTCAACCCAGTCAGTGAGTCACCGATTGACCCGTTCGGCGCGACGGGGCTTTCACATGATCTGGCTGATGAAAGCCTTAATCCGATCACTATCGTTCAGAACTACACCAATATGTCTGATCCGACGAAGGAGCTGGAAGCCGCCATTGAGTCAGGCCGCTTTCATCACGACGGGAACCCGATTATGAGCTGGTGTATCAGCAACGTCGTCGGGAAGTATTTGCCCGGTAATGACGATGTGGTTAAACCCATCAAAGAGCAGAACGAAAACAAAATCGATGGCGCGGTTTCGCTGATTATGGCAATCGGACGGGCAATGTTGAATAGCCGGGCGAGTAATTCATCCGTTTACGACGAGGAAGATGTAGCATGCTAATGACGTTTTTAAGTTTTTTTATCGGCCTCGCCGGAGCCGCATTACTGTCTGCCGGTGCCTGGCTTATTTCACCTGCAGCCGGGCTTATTACTGGCGGTTCAATCTGCCTGCTGTGGTCATTTTTAATCGCGAAATCAATGTCTGCCAGCGTAATTAAATCAGGGGGTGAATAATGTTCATTCCCCAGATGTTTCGGGGTAAATCTCAGTCTGGTGGTAGTTTCTGGCAGGCGATGCTGGGTGGTGTGAGTTCCAGCCAGAGCAAGGCGGGGATCATTATCACTTCTGAAACCGCAATGGCGTTATCGGCGGTCCGGGCATGTGTAACGCTTCTGGCAGAATCGGTGGCGCAGCTGCCGTGTGAACTTTACAGGCGAGGCGCTAACGGAGGCCGTGAACGGGCGACTGACCACCCTGTTTATGATCTGATTCATTCCCAGCCCAACAAAAAAGACACTTCATTTGAATACTTTGAACAGCAGCAGGGCCTGCTTGGTCTGGAGGGGAATTGCTACTCGATCATCGACAGGGACGGGAAAGGTAATCCCCGCGAATTAATCCCGGTTAATCCCCAAAAGGTCATTGTCCTGAAAGGCCCGGATGGGATGCCATATTATGAACTACCCGAAATTGGCGAAACGTTGCCAATGCGCATGATGCATCATGTGAAGGTCTTCTCACTGGATGGCTATATCGGCAGTTCCCCAATCCAGACGAACGCGGATGTTCTTGGGCTAAACCTCGCCGTGGAAGAGCATGCTTCTCAGGTCTTTCGCCGTGGTACAACGATGAGCGGCGTTATTGAGCGTCCAAAAGACGCTCCGACGATCAAAAGTCAGGATGCTATCGACCGCCTGCTGGCAAAGTGGACGGACAGATATTCCGGCGTCAGAAACGCCTTCTCGGTTGCATTGCTTCAGGAAGGGATGAGCTACAAGCAGTTATCTCAGGACAATGAGAAAGCGCAGCTGTTGCAGTCCCGTCAATGGGGCGTGGAGGAAGTGTGCCGGCTCTATAAAATCCCGCCTCATATGGTGCAGATGTTGGCGAAAGCCACAAATAACAACATTGAGCACCAGGGGCTGCAGTTTGTGATGTACACGCTGTTGGCCTGGCTGAAGCGTCATGAAGGCGCATTAATGCGCGATCTGCTTTTACCCAGCGAGCGCGGTGATCTGTACATTGAATTCAATGTTTCTGGCCTGCTGCGCGGGGATCAGAAGTCACGCTATGAATCTTATGCACTAGGCCGCCAGTGGGGCTGGTTATCGGTTAACGACATTCGCCGCATGGAGAACCTTCCACCCATCGCCGGAGGGGACAAATACCTGACGCCTCTGAATATGGTCGACAGTAAACAAATCTTACCTGGCGATAACACGCCAACAGCAAAACAACTGGCAGAAATCAACCCTATTTTATCCAGAAACTGAATATCACCCGCAGTGCGGGCTGACCTGGTAAACATCATGACAAAAAATTTAATTAATCTGCCGCACCTGGCGGCTATGGTCTTTGGTGTTCCACATTACGTGACACGACAGACAATGGATTCTGTAAAAGCTGTGCTGGTTCCCCGTATTCAGGGATTATCAGAAGAGGCTGGAATTCACATGACGCAGGATCCTGATAACAATCAGGCGCCAGATTTGGTTCAACCAGCTGGTGGAATGGCAGTTATTCCTGTTCACGGCATTCTGGTTCCGCGTCGTGGGCAAATTACTGCAATGTGTTCTGAACTTACCAGCTATGAGCGCATACGTAGCCAGGTGCATGCTGCATTAAATGACCCTTCCATCAGTGAAATTGTGCTGGATATAAATTCTGGTGGTGGTGCGGCGGTTGGATGCAAGGAACTGGCCGATTATATTTTCCAGTCACGTCAAACTAAGCCTATTACTGCAATTGTGAACTACAGCGCCTATTCTGCGGCTTACTTTATCGCTTCGGCCTGCAGCAAAATTGTAGTCAGCCAGACCAGTGGAGTCGGCTCGATTGGAGTGATCATGGAACACCTGGATACTTCCAGGATGGAAGAGCAAATGGGGTTAACATTCACCACGATTTTTCGGGGAGATAACAAAAATAACGGTACACAACATGAGCCACTGAGTGAAGACGCTCGGGGAATGTTCCAGAGGATGATTGACGATATGTACGAGACGTTTATTACCTCTGTAGCGGAATACCGGAATATTGCCCCTCAGACGGTGATTAACACGCAGGCCGGAATCTATTTCGGCGCTGATGCCATTTCTGCTGGTCTTGCTGATGAAGTTTCGGATCCTCAGTCCGCGATTAATGCCATTGCGGCAAAGTACAAACAACCTCAACAAACCACTTCCATAAAGTTGCAGGCAGCCGCGATGGACCTGCAAACCAGAATGTAACCCGGCGCTAACGCGTCATTACCAGAAAGCAGCCAACAGGCTGCTTTTTTTATGCCAAAAAGAGAGAAAAAACATGGATCATATTGAAGAATTACGTCGTGAACGTGCGGGTATTAATCAGAAGGTTCAGGTACTGGCGGCAGTAGAAACTGGTGGCGGTACGCTGACAGCGGAGCAGTTAACCGAATTTGCCAGCCTGCAGCAGCAGTTCACGGATATCAGCGCCAAGATTGAGCGTCTGGAAGCGGCTGAACGTGCTGCAGCGCTTGTCGCCAAACCGGTTAAAGCCACACAGCAGGCTCCTGGTATCAGCATTAAGGCAGAGCCAAAGCAATATACCGGCGCAGGCATGACCCGTCTGGTGATGTCGATTGCGGCAGCACAGGGTAACGTCCAGGACGCTGCAAAATTTGCAGCTGAAGAACTGAATGACCAGTCTGTCTCGATGGCCATCAACACTGCCGCCGCGTCAGGTGGCGTTCTTATTCCGCAAAACCTGCACAGCGAGGTGATCGAACTGCTGCGCGATCGCACTATCGTTCGTAAGCTGGGCGCGCGCTCAATTCCGCTGCCGAACGGCAATATGGCGCTGCCGCGTCTGGCCGGTGGTGCGACGGCGAGCTACACCGGGGAAGGCAAGGATGCGAAAGTATCAGAAGCCCGCTTTGATGATGTGAAACTCACTGCGAAAACCATGATTGCGATGGTGCCAATCTCCAACCAGTTGATTGGTCGTGCTGGCTACAACGTGGAGCAGCTGGTCCTGCAGGATATTCTGACCGCGATTTCTGTTCGTGAAGATAAAGCCTTTATGCGCGATGACGGTACCGGTGATACGCCTGTCGGTATGAAAGCGCGGGCAACTGAGTGGAACCGCCTGCTGCCGTGGGAAGCTGCTGCAGAGGTTAATCTGCAGACGATTGATACCTATCTCGACAGCATCATCCTGATGGCTATGGACGGCAACAGCAACATGATCAGCTGCGGCTGGGGTATGTCGAACCGTACCTACATGAAACTGTTCGGTCTGCGCGACGGTAACGGTAACAAGGTCTACCCGGAAATGGCCCAGGGGATGTTGAAGGGATTTCAGATTCAGCGTACCAGCGCTATCCCGGCAAACCTCGGTGACGCAGGCAAAGAGTCGGAAATTTACTTCGCGGACTTTAATGATGTGGTTATCGGTGAAGACGGCAACATGAAGGTGTCGTTCTCGCAGGAAGCCTCCTACCAGGACGGGGATGGCAATCTGGTTTCCGCGTTCTCCCGTAACCAGTCGTTGATCCGCGTGGTGACGGAGCACGACATCGGCTTCCGTCATCCGGAAGGTCTTGTACTCGGGACAAAAGTGCTGTTTTAACCGGTCCTGCACTCTGTGCGACCACGGTCGCACAGAGTAAAAGCACGTAATCCCCCAGGCCCGCAGCAGCGGGTTTTTTCTTTTCAGGAGCAAAACGATGACAACGAAAGCAGCAAAAGCAGCGGCAGCGGCGGCTGCAGCCGGTGATGTGAAAAAACTGGATGAACTGACGCCGGAAAATTCAGTGGACGGGGATGACGGTCAGAATACCGCAGCGGGTTCAGATAATGCGGGTGTTGAACTGACCGGAAGTGAAGCAAACGGGGCCACGGGCCTGACGGGAGCAGAAGTGGCGCGGAAAGCGGTTTTTTTCCTGGGACCCTATCATCGTTATTCACGCGGTGATACGGCCTGTTTTGATGCTGAGTACGCAGAAAAACTGGTTGAACGCCATATTGCGGTATGGCCAGAAGATGCGGAAAAGGCGCTGAGTCCCCGCAAGGGAGCCGATGACCATGATACTGACATTGGATGATGTGAAAACCCAGCTCCGTCTGGAGCCGGATTTCACGGAGCATGACGGCATGCTCACTAATATGGTGGCGGCGGCGCAGAAGAGTATTGAGCGTGACTACTACTGCAAACTGGTGGGAAGCGATGACGAACTGCAGGCGCTGCCGGAAGGTGTACGCGGTTTTGTGGCGGATGAAGATATCCAGCTGGCCATGCAGTATCTGGTCGGGGATGCGTATCTGAATGGTTTCACCGGTCAGTGGCTGGAGACGACTGCGGTCCGGCACCTTCTTTTCCCGTTGCAGGAGAACACCGTATGAGCCTGAAGCCGGAAGAGATGACCTGCCGTCTTTCGATTGGGTATATGCAATCCGGCCGGGGGCCGCTGGGTGAACATCTGCCGGAACAACTGGTCGCGACCGGGAAAGCCTGGGCGAAGCGCGAACTGGTGTCGGGCAGAAAGGTCCGCACACTGGATCAACAGCAGGTTGTTGAAACGTGTCTTTTTACCACTCATCCGAACCTGAATATTGATATCGACTGGAAAATAACGACGTCTGACCGGGTTTATACCGTTCGTAACGTCGAACGTCTTGCGGACCGCATCATCATCACAGGGGAGGCAGACGCACGTCATGATCGAGCTGGCATTAAAGACAGCACTTGAACGCCTGACCGGGCTGGATGTTTACCCTCTGCTCCTGCCTGATGAACTGCAGGAGGGAATTACTTACCAGTGTATTTCCGATCCGGAGCTGTACGCCGGACTGTTGCGCACAGGCCTGATTGCTGGGCGCTTCCAGATATCGATTCATCTGCTTAATGACTACACCCGCCTGTTACAGCTGGATAAGGAAATCAGCGCGGAATGGACCGCTATCGTGCATGGCCAGCTGGAGGGCTTTCCCGTACAGAATGTGGTCCGGGGGGGAATACAGCAGAGTAAATTGGTACTGACCAGCGGCAATATTCAGTATCGGCTCGTCCGGGATTTTACCTTTCACTACCGGGAAGCTTCACCATGATCACTATGGACGTAAAAGGGCTGGACGAGCTGGAGCGGCAGCTTACCGCGCTCGGTGAAAAGGTCGGCATGAAGGTGTTACGTGATGCAGGGCGTGAGGCGCTGAAAGTGGTTGAAGAAGACATGAAACAACATGCCGGCTTCGACGATGCGTCCTCTGCAGAGCATATGCGTGATTCCATCAAAATTCGTTCATCCACCCGGAAAGGTCGCGGAAATACGGTGGTCATCCTTCGGGTTGGCCCCAGCAAAAAGCATTACATGAAAGCGCTGGCCCAGGAGTTCGGTACGGTGAAACAGGTTGCCGATCCGTTCATCCGTCCGGCGCTGGATTACAACGTCCGGCAGGTTCTGCGCATTCTGACCGTAGAAATCCGCAATGGCATTCAGAACAGGTAGCAACCGCTGCCCACTATTTAAGAGAGAATCATTATGGCTGATGAAAATAACACGCCAAAATCATCCCCTGAGTATGCAATGCTTCCTGCCGGGACGGTGGTGAAGTTTGGCGAAGTAGGGGCCGCAGTGGCTGCGCTGAAACCTCTGATTAACTGTAAGGCGCTGGGCGCGACAGGTCAGACGGGTGGATTTGTCGACTGTACCACCCTGCTGGACAAGAGTAAGCAGTCGGTGTCAGACCTGCCTGAAGGTCCGGAGAAATCGCTGGGATTCATTGACGACCCGGAAAACGAAGATTTCACCGCGTTCCTCAATGCTGCAGAACAGCGTAAGACCGTTCAGTTTTATGTTGAGTTGCCGAACAAACGAACGGCTTCAATGATCCTTGCGCTTTCAGGCTGGCAGATGAACGAAATCACAGCGCCTGCCAGTGAAGTTATCCAGATTACGGTGCAGGGTAAGCAAAACAACATTAAATGGGGAATTGCCGCCCCGGCGCCAGATGCCGGCGCGTAATCCGTTTCCCGTTACACACCGCCTCCGGGCGGTTTTTTTTCGTCTGAAAAACAGGATACATCATGTCTGAATTTAGCCTCTCCGAACTGAAAAAGGCCCTGCTCAGCGCAAAACCCTCTCCAATTAAAACCGAAATCTTCGGTACAAAGGTTTACCTTCGCCGGCTGACGGCGGCTGAGCTTATTGATCATGAAGATGCGCTCATCGAGGCACAGACCTCTGGCAACGCCCGCATGGCGTCAGAGCTGAGCGTACAGATTGTTATCGACAGTCTGGTTCAGCCTGACGGCTCCCCGATTAAAGCCAAAGACAAACCCACGGCGAAGGAGCTGCTGGCGGCACACGATAACGTTGCGCTTCTGGATGCCATCGACAAAGTGAAAAAGCACGGCATCGGTAAGCTGGAAACCGCCGAAAAAAACTGAGTGACTCGCCCTGGCTGGAGCTGATTTTCTGGCTGGCCGACCGCTGGGGCGAGCCTGACCCGTCAAAAATTGCGGCGCTTCCGGCTGACACGCTTTTTCACTGGCGTGCTTTCTTCCTCAAACAGGGCATTTTCAAAAAGCCTTCGCCAGAAGGTTCTGACAATAACCCGCCCCCTGTTAAATCACCCGCAGCAGCGAACCAGAGTCTGGATGCGCAGTGTGCGGCAGTCATGAAGGTATTAATGTAATGGGTGACGTTGCCTCTCTTGCCGTTGGGCTGCATCTGAATGCAGCGAACTTTAAATCGCAGCTGATGAGCGCCTACGGCAGCGCTGAGAGTCAGTCACGCCAGTTTAACCGCAATGCCCAGGCCGATGCGAAAAAGACGGAGGATGCCTATAAGCGTGTTTCTGCTTCGGTATCGGGGCTGGCAGGCAGGCTGGCAGGTTTTGCCGGGGCGGGTTTATCGCTGGGTACCATTATCAGCACCACGCGGCAGTACAGCCAGTCGTTGTCGGATTTGCAGGCTATCACCGGTGCCACCAGTGCGCAGATGAAACTGTACGATCAGGCGGCGCAGGAAATGGGCCGCACAACGGAATACAGCGCATCACAGGCCGCTGAGGCGATTAAGCTGATGGCTTCGGCAAAGCCTGAACTGCTGAGCACCTCTGCGGGGCTGACGGCGGCGACCAAAAGCGCGTTAACGCTGGCCCAGGCCGCTGGGATCACGCTTCCGGATGCCACCAGAACGCTGGCCCTGTCATTAAACCAGTTTGGGGCGGGAGCCAGTGAAGCCGACCGGTATATCAACGTGCTGGCTGCTGGCGCGAAATTTGGCTCGTCGGAGATAGCCGATACTGCTGCCGCGATTAAAAATGGCGGGGTGGCAGCGGCACAGGCTGGCGTGGGTTTTGAAACCCTCAATGCCGCCATACAGGTACTGGCGGAGCGCGAAGTGAAAGGCGGCGAAGCCGGGACCGCACTGCGCAACGTGATCCTGAATCTGGAGAAAGGAACGGATAAGACCCTGAAGCCTTCTGTTGTCGGGCTGAGCCAGGCGCTGGAGAATCTGGCGGGAAAAAACCTGTCAACAAAACAGGCCGTAAAGCTGTTCGGGGTGGAAAACCTCAGCGCAGCATCCATCCTGGTGCAGAACCGCGAGAAGGTGGAGTCGCTGACCGCCGCCCTGACCGGTACGCAGACCGCGCATGAGCAGGCCGAAATCAGGGTAAATAACCTGAACGGCGATCTTCTCAGCCTGACTTCGGCTTTTGAAGGTCTGATTATTAAGGTAGGACAGAGCGGAAACGGCCCGCTGCGCAGTGGTGTTCAGACCGTTACCGATGCCATTAATGGCCTGACGGATAATTTCAATACAGTAGCTAACGTTGCGCTGTATACGCTGATTCCTGTTCTGGCGACAAAACTGACGGCAGGTATCAGGGGGAACATCGGTGCCTGGGTTGAGCAGCAGCAGGCAGTCAGGGCCAGCGCGATGGCGCAGGCCGATATGGCGCGAAAAACGCTGGAAAGTACCGCTGCCACGCTGGCGCAGAATAACGCAGAATTCGGGCGTTATCGGGAAATGGAGAAAAGCGCCAGGCAATTTGGCCTTAACGTGAGTTACCAGAGCGAGTTTAACCGCTTAATCCGGCAGGAAACCGAGCAGACACTGCTTTCCACCCAGGCAAAGAGCCAGCTGAATGCAGCCAATAAACAGCTTTCCGTTTCAGCCCGCGCAGTCTCTGCAGCAGTAGGTATGGCCAGAGGGGCGCTGGCACTGGTGGGCGGTCCGGTGGGGGCGGCAATGCTTGCCGGTTCGGCGTTGCTCTATTTCCATAATCAGGCGAAGAATGCCCGCCAGTCAGCGATTGACCTGAAAAATGCTGTTGCTGAAACGAATGAAGAGCTAAAAAAACTGTCGCTTAACCAGCTCAACGTGAAGCAGCTGGACATTGATGAACAGTTTGAGAATCAGGTTATTCAGCGAAATAAACTGATTAAAGAAATTCAGGATGCGGAAAGCCGTATTGATGGATTGAGTGGTTTCGATCCGTTCGGACAACTTAAAGGCGTACAGAATGATAAAACCCGCTACAAAGGGGATCTGGATGCCGTTGAGCAGGGGTTAAAACTCCTCAAAGAACGGCAAAAAATTGTCAAAGAGGCCATAGAACAAGCTAAATCAGGGAAAACCGATCCCACACCGAAGCCGGATAAACCAGGGAATGAAACAGGGAGTGATAAACCTGATACCCCCTGGACCGGGGAAGGCGGGGATACTGGTAAGGGGCAAAAGTCGAAGGTTAACCAGTATGAGCAACTGCGGCGTGAAATCGAAGCGGCGCATGCCTCCAGTCTCGGACGTATCAACCTGCAGGAGCAAGAAAGCGCCAGAAAACTTCTTGAAGCCGCCCGCGCTGACGGAGCCAGCGAGGCTGATATTCAGAAGACTTTGCTGCTGAATGCTGAAAACTATCAGAAACAGCGCTTCGAACTGGCAGAACAGTATGCGCCAGCCAGAGCAACTCTTACGAAAGAGCGTGAAGCGAGCCAGGAGCTGAAGTCGCTCCTGAATGCCCGTATTCTGGATGAAAAGGAATACCAGACGGCCAGAATCACGCTGGCACAAAGTACGGCCCGCGAACTGTTACAGGCACAGGCAGCTGCAATGTCTGCCCCTCTGATTGATATCGCCGGGACGGTTGATCCGCTGGCAGAACTGCGCAATCAACTGGCCGAGCGTCAGTCACTGCTGCAGGCGTTTTACCAGAACGATGCAATCAACAAAGAGCAGTACGAACTGTTGAAGCAAAAGGCGGATAAAGATTCCGCTGATGCGCAGTACCAGACGGCGGTGGAGCTTTATAAGTCGCAGGGAAACCTGAACAGCCTCGCCATTGGCCTGATGGAAACCACCCAGGAGCGAACCTCCAACATGCTGACCGGCATGCTGAATGGTACACAGACACTCCGGGACGGGATGATTGGGTTATTTTCCTCCCTGACACAGTCGGTGATTAAAAACCTTGTCGATATGGCAGCGCAGACGCTGATTACCAACACCATCCTGAAATCCATCATGGGTATCGGCGGCAGTCTTTTTGGCGGCGCAGCCACCGCGAGCACCGGCACGGCCATCAGCAGTTTTGGTAGCAGTTTTAGTTTTAATGCGAAGGGCGGTGTTTATGACTCACCTTCATTAAGTGCCTACAGCAACGGCATCTATGACAGCCCGACCCTGTTTGCTTTTGCAAAGGGGGCTGGCGTGTTTGGTGAGGCTGGTCCGGAAGCCATTATGCCTCTGGCGAAAACGACTGACGGTACGCTGGGTGTCAGGGCGCTGGGTGACCCGGGTTCCTCTGGTGGTGGTATGAATGGGGGGATTGCTTATTCACCTGTGTATCACATTGCCATTCAGAATGACGGGCAAATCGGGGAGATAGGGCCGCAGGCATCGCAGATGCTGGTCAAAATGATCGATACGCGTGTCATGAGTATCCTGAGAACTCAGGGACGTGATGGCGGCATGCTGGCGGGAGGATAAGTGAAAACCTTTCATTGGGCACCCAGGGAGGGGATGCAGTCTTCTGTTTCCCCTTCGGTGACAACCATAAAATTTGGGGATGGCTATGAGCAACGTCGCCCGACCGGACTCAACCATCAGTTAATTAACTTCCAGCCTGTTTTCCGTATAACGTCGGACAATTCCCGCACCGCACTTGAAGCGTTTCTGGCCGAGCACGGAGGATATAAAGCCTTTCTGTGGCGACCGCCAAAATACAACCGCACGCTAAAAGTTGTCTGCCGGGAGTGGTCTGTTACGGACAACGTCACGTATTCCGATTTCAGCTGTAAATTTGAGCAGGTCATTGCTTAAGGATCCTTATGCAAGATATTCCTCAGAACACCCTCAACGAAACCACGAAAACCGAACAGTCGGCCCGCATTGATTTGTGGGAAATCGACCTGACGGACTTTGGTGGCCAGCGTTACTATTTTTCAAATGAACTGAACGAGAAGGGCGAGCCGGTCACCTGGCAGGGCCGGAAGTATGACGTTTATCCGATACAGGGAACCGGGTTCGACCTGGTAGGGAAAGGGACTACCGCCCGCCCGACGCTGGCGGTGTCGAACCTGTTTGGCATGGTTACGGGACTTGCGGCAGATATGCAGAGCCTCGTCGGGGCCACGGTGGTAAGGCATGTTGTGTACGCCCGTTTTCTCGATGCGGTGAACTTTACAGGCGGCAACCCGGAGGCCGATCCGGAACAGGAAGTAGTCAGCCGCTGGGTGATTGAACAACTGTCAGAGCTGAAAGCCACCACGGCGACCTTTGTGCTGGCCACGCCGACCGAAACGGACGGCAGCGTGTTTCCGGCGCGGATCATGCTGGCTGATGTCTGCAACTGGACCTACCGTTCTGAGGAGTGTGGGTATGCCGGGCCGCCTGTGGCGGATGAATTTGACAAACCCACGGCAGACCCGGCAAAAGATGCCTGCAGCAAATGCCGTACTGGCTGCGAGCTGCGTGATAACCTGCCGCGCATCGGCTGCTTCCTCTCGATTAACCGTCTTTCCTGATGGATACACCCATGAAAAAAACTATCCTGGCGCATGCTGCTGCGTGTGCACCGGCTGAATCGTGCGGCTGGGTGGTGAAGACGCCTGCCGGGGAGCGGTATTTTCCCTGCCAGAATCTTTCCGCTGAACCGACAATGTATTTCCGCGTGGATCCGGCAGATTACCTTCAGGCGCAGGCGGTGGGAGATGTGGTGGCCCTGGTACACAGCCATCCCGATGGCCTGCCGTTTCTCAGCGATGTTGATCGCCGCCTGCAGGTGCAAAGTGGCCTGCCGTGGTGGCTGGTCTGCGATGACCGGACATACAAATTTCGCTGCGTGCCGTTCCTCACAGGGCGGGCTTTTGAGCATGGCGTGGCTGACTGTTACACCCTGTTCCGTGATGCGTACCATCTGGCCGGTATTGAGATGCCGGATTTTGCGCGGAAGGAGGACTGGTGGAAGCAGGGGGATAATCTGTATCTGGATAATCTGGAGGCGACCGATTTTTACCGGGTGAATGCCACAGAGGCCCAGCCCGGAGACATTCTGATTTGTTGTTTTGGTTCATCGGTTGCCAACCATGCTGCGATTTACTGCGGCGACGGAGAACTGTTGCACCATATTCCTGACCAGCTCAGTAAACGCGAGAGGTATACCGACAAATGGCAACGCCGCACACACTCGATATGGCGACACCGGGCATGGCACGAGTCTGCCTTCACGGGGATTTACAACGATTTGGCCGCCGCTTCAGCCTCAGTATAAAAACGGGGGCTGAGGCCATTTACGCGCTGGCCATGCAGGTTCCGGGGTTCCGGCAGAAAATGAATGATGGCTGGTATCAGATACGTATCGCCGGTCAGGATGTGAATGAAACCAGCCTGTCAGCCCGTCTGCACGAGCCGCTGCCGGACGGGGCCATTATTCATATTGTCCCGCGTATGGCAGGGGCTGGAAAAGGTGGTCTGTTCCAGGTGGTGCTGGGTGCTGTGGCAATCGGCGCATCCTTTTTTACGGCGGGGGGAAGCCTCGCTCTGTGGGGATCCGCGTTATCTGCCGGTGCTATTTCAGCATCTTCAGTCCTGTTTTCTATGGGGGCGGCCATGATGCTGGGTGGTGTGGCGCAGATGCTGACACCGCAGGCAAAAATCCCCTCGTCCCGGCAGACCGATAACGGCAAACAGAACACCTATTTTTCGTCGCTGGACAACATGATGGCGCAGGGTAATGCCCTGCCGGTGTTGTACGGTGAAATGCTGGTCGGCTCCCGCACGATCTCCCAGGAAATCAGCACACGGGATGAAGGTGGCGGGGGGCAGGTGGTGATTATCGGTCGCTGACATACTGCAGCATATTTGTATTTACACAGAGCCGCCTCCGGGCGGTTCTGTCGTTTCAGAGGGAACAGATTATGGGTAAGGGTGGTGGCAGCAGTAAAACGCCGCATGAGGCTCCTGACGACCTGAAATCCAGCCAGATGCTGACCGTTGTTGATGCCATCTGCGAGGGGCCGATAGAAGGCCCGGTGGACGGGCTGAAGAGTGTCAGAATTAACAAAACGCCGGTCCTCGACAGCGACGGTAACGCGATGGTTCACGGTGTCACCGTAGTTTACCGCGTGGGGGAGGATGAGCAGACCGCGATGGAGGGGTTCGAAGACTCCGGCGCGGAAACCCTGCTGGGTGTGGAGGTGAAGAAGTCAGAGCCGGTGACCCGCACGATTACCACTAAAACGCTGGACCGTCTGCGCTTTACCTTTGGAGTGCAGTCGCTGGTCAGTACCAGTACCAAAGGCGACCGCCACCCGACCAGCGTACAGATGCTGATCCAGTTTCGCCGGGATGGCCAGTGGCAGGTGGAGCGGGATATCACCATTACGGGGAAAACGACTACGCAGTTTCTGGCATCCGTGGTGATTGATGATTTACCGCCCCGACCGTTTGAAGTCCGCATGCTGCGCCTCACTGATGACAGCACGACAGACCTGCTGCAGAACAAATCGGTGTGGTCGGGCTATACCGAAATCATCGATGTGAAACAACGTTACCCGAATACCGCTGCTATTGGCGTAAAAGTGGACGCGGAGCAGTTTGGCAGCCAGCAGGTGTCTCGTAACTACCACTTGCGTGGGCGCATTGTGCCGGTGCCGTCAAATTACGATCCGTTAAAGCGTACTTATACGGGACTCTGGGACGGGACGTTTAAACCTGCCTGGACAGATAATCCGGCCTGGTGTGTGCTGGATATGCTGACTCACCCGCGCTATGGCATGGGAAGCCGCATTGCTGTTGCCGATGTCGATAAGTGGGCGCTGTATGCCATTGCACAGTACTGCGATCAGCCTGTTCCTGACGGTTTTGGCGGGACAGAGCCGCGTATCACCTGCAATGCGTATCTGACGGACCAGCGTAAAGCGTGGGACGTACTGGGGGACTTCTGTTCCCTGATGCGCTGCATGCCGGTCTGGAACGGCAGTACCCTGACGTTTGTGCAGGACCGGCCCGCCGATAAAGTCTGGACCTATACGCAGAGTAATGTGGTGATACCCGCTGACGGTGCGCCGTTCATCTACAGCTTCAGCGCACTGAAAGAGCGACACAATGCCGCCGAGGTCCGTTACACCGACCCGAACAACGGCTGGGAAACGTCCACCGAACTGGTGGAAAACGACGCTGCCATCCGGCGCTACGGTCGCAACGTTCTGAAGATGGATGCATTCGCCTGTACCAGCCGTGGGCAGGCGCACCGCGCCGGACTGTGGGCCATCACCACCGAATTGCTGGAAACGCAGACGGTGGATTTTTCCGTAGGGGCTGAGGGATTACGCCACGTTCCCGGCGATATCATTGAGGTCTGCGACAGTGATTATGCCGGTGTGACCGTGGGCGGACGCGTCCTGTCGGTCGACAGCCTTACGCGCACGCTCACGCTGGACCGTGAGGTGGAGATACTGGCAGGCGGCAATGTGGTGCTGAACCTGGTGGGCAGCGATGGCCAGCCTGTTACCGTGGCAGTTACCGCACATCCGGCTCCGGACCGCGTGACCGTCAGCCAGTTACCCGATGGCGTGGCGGCGTACAGCGTGTGGGGACTGAAACTGCCGGACCTGCGCCAGCGCCTGTTTCGCTGTGTGGCCATACGGGAAAACGATGATGGCACGTATGCCATTACCGCCGTGCAGCATGTTCCGGAGAAAGAAGTCATCGTGGATAACGGGGCGACGTTTGATCCGTTACCGGACACCGGTATCACGAATACGCCGCCTGCCGTGCAGCACCTGACCATAGAGATTCTGGCAGAGGAGGGACAGTATCAGGCGCGGGCACGATGGGATACCCCGCGTGTGGTGAAGGGGGTGAGTTTTTCCCTGCGTCTGACGGTGAAAGCGGAAGATAACAGCGACCGCCTGGCCAGCAGCCTGACCCTGAGCGAAACGGAGCATACTTTCCGTAACCTGACGCCGGGGCGCTACACCCTGACGGTGCGGGCGGTGAACAGCCAGGGCCAGCAGGGCGATCCGGGCAGCACGGATTTCAGCATCGCTGCGCCGGCAGTACCGTCTTATGTTGAGCTGACTCCCGGCTATTTTCAGATAACCGCCACCCCGCGCCAGGCGGTATATGACCCCACGGTGCAGTATGAATTCTGGTTTACAGATACGCAGATTGCCGATACCCGCCAGGTGGAAACCGATGCGCGTTATCTCGGCACCGCGCTGTACTGGATTGCAGCAAACGCGAATATAAAACCCGGCAAGGATTATTACTTCTATATCCGGGCCGTGAACCAGGTCGGGAAATCGGCGTTCGTGGAGGCTAAAGGGCAGGCCAGCAACGATGCGGCGGGTTACCTGGATTTCTTCAAAGGGGAAATCACCGAAAGCCATCTGGGGAAAGAGCTGCTGGAGAAGGTGGAGCTGACGGAGGACAACGCCAGCCGGCTGGATGAGTTTTCGAAAGAATGGCAGGACGCGAACGGAAAATGGAATGCCATGTGGGGCGTGAAGATAGAGCAGACCGAAGACGGGAAGCACTATGTGGCTGGTCTTGGGCTGAGCATGGAAGACACGGAAGAAGGGAAGATAAGCCAGTTCCTGGTGGCAGCAAACCGTATCGCGTTTATCAATCCGGCGAATGGCAATGAAACTCCCGCCTTCGTGATGCAGGGTGACCAGATATTTATGAACGAGGTATTCCTCAAGTATCTGACGGCTCCCACTATCACCAGTGGCGGGAACCCGCCGACCTTTACGCTGACGCCTGATGGCAGACTGACTGCCCGTAATGCGGATATCAGCGGTAATATCAGCGCGAATTCCGGCACCCTCAATAATGTGACGATTGAGGAAAACTGCACTATAAAGGGGACGCTCCGGGCCGAGCGTATCCTGGGAGATATTGTTAAGGCTACTGGTAAGGAATTTCCTTACTTCGTTGTTCCCAATACTGGTGAAAAACGGTACGCCAACGGGACGCTGACAGTCGTGATTGAAGATGACCAGTCTTTTGACCGACAGGTTTCCATTCCTGCGATTACCTTTCAGGGGGCAGCGTATGACAGCCAGACCAGTAATGACTTATGGGATGCCTGTACGCTGACTGTCAGGAAAAACGGGGTGGAGATATACAACCAGACAAGCAGAGGTGTACCGGCCGTTTTTACGCGGACACTGGATATGCCTGCCGGGAGCGGACGGATGACGCTGAGTTTCAGCGTCAATACACACGGTAACAGCAGCGGCTGGCCATATTCCCGAATCAGTGACCTGCTGGTTATTGTGACGAAAAAGTCATCAGCCGGGATAACAATCAGTTAATGACAGAAACCGCCTTCGGGCGGTTTTTTTATGGAGGAATTATGGCAGTACTTATCTCTGGAGTGCTCAGAGACGGGGCCGGCAAACCGGTTCAGAGCTGCACTATTCAGCTGAGCGCTAAGAAAACCAGCTCGACCGTTGTTGTTGAGGTGACTTCATACTCTATTACAGGAGCGGACGGTCACTACAGCATTGAGGCTGAGCCGGGTTATTACAGTGTGTCACTGTTGCGGGAAGGTTTTCCTCCCTCAGTGGCCGGCGATATTTATGTGGCCCCGACCGATGCGCCGGATACCCTGAATGCGTTTCTCGATGCGCCAAAGGATGCAGACCTGCGTCCGGAGGTGATGAAACGTTTTGAGGAAATGGTAAACCGCGTTGTGGATTTGAGCGGTGCAACAGAGAAGGATCGGAAACTCGCTGAACAGGCCGCACAGTCAGCAGCGCAGAGCAATGATGCGGCAGCATTGTCTGCAACGGCTGCAACAGAGTCACAGCGCCAGGCGGCACTCTCTGCGGATGCTGCTGATGATTCTGCCCGGTCTGCTGCAGATAATGCCCGACAGACAGCGCAGAACGTTCTGGCCAGCAGTGTAGATGCTGACAGTGCGGCAAAGTCGGCACAGACAGCGACGGAACAGACCGGAAAGGCAAAGATCGCCGCTGATGCGGCACAGAAAGCGCAGCAGGAGGCAGGCGCTTCGGCACAGTCTGCAGCGGGGAGTGCCGGAAGTGCATCTGCGTCAGCACAAACAGCGGGTGAGCATGCCGGTAATGCAGCCGCATCTGAAACATCAGCACGTGAAAGCGCCCTCACGGCTACACAGGCTACAGAACAGGGGGATAACAGCGCTGCATCTGCAGCGCTAAGTGAACTGCATGCCAGGGAGTTCAGTGAAAAGGCTGCTAAATCAGAGACTGAGGCAGCAGGCAGTGCACAATCGGCTTCCTTAAGTGAAGCATCAGCATTGCAGGCTGCGAAAACTGCTGAGAATCAACAAAATGCAGCCACTGATAGTGCCACTCGCGCAGAGCAGGCCAGAGATGAGGCCCTGACGCTGCGCGATGAAGCTCAGGAAGACGCCCTGAATGCCCGGAACAGCGCACAGGCTGCTGCTGCCAGTGAGAAAGAAAGTGGACAGGCAAGGGATGAAGCACAGCTCCTTGCTGAACAGGCAAGGAGTGCAGCCTCAAAAGCCGCCGCTGAGACCATTAAAGAGATACAGGAAAGTGAAGACCTCAGTGGTCCGCCAGGCCCGCAGGGGCCAGAAGGTGCAAAAGGTGAAAAGGGTGATACCGGATTAACGGGGGCAACAGGACCAACTGGCCCTGTGGGTCCGCAGGGACCGGCAGGCGCAAAAGGCGAAAAAGGGGACAAGGGTGATTCCGGGTTAACGGGGGCAACAGGACCAACTGGCCCTGTAGGTCCGCAGGGGCCGGCAGGGGCAAAAGGTGACAAGGGTGATACCGGATTAACGGGGGCAACAGGACCAACTGGCCCTGTGGGTCCGCAGGGACTGGCAGGCGCAAAAGGCGAAAAAGGGGACAAGGGAGATATCGGATTAACGGGGGCAACAGGACCAACTGGCCCTGTAGGTCCACAGGGGCCGGCGGGTGCAAAAGGTGACAAGGGTGATATCGGGTTAACGGGAGCAACAGGACCAACTGGCCCTGTAGGGCCTCAGGGACCAGCAGGCGTACCAGCAGGTGCTCTTCATGCTGTAGGTACGTTTGCGCTGGCATATATGCCAGCGCCTGGAGGGAGAGGTACTAATCCAGGTACAAGTTATTCGGGGGGAAGTTTAATAGCGTGTGGAATTATCAGCAACAGCGACGCTAAAGCGTCGTTTTGTATTACGGGTAGTAGTGGCAAATATACTTTGCCGGGTACATGGCGTTCGTGTGGAATTGCATCGAGTTCTTCTGAAGGTCTGGCTGGGACTAATTTGGGTTACTATGCAGGCATTTTTCAGCGAATCTCATAAAAGGAGATTGTATGAACATTGAGGTCATTCAGGCTCCTGAGTGGGCGAATAAAGAACATACAGCGATTAATTGTAGTGTTAAATTTGCAGAGTTTGATGAGTTTCTGCCGTTCACTGCATGCCCGAATGATTTTGAGGAGCATGGGCGCCGTATCTACAGCGAGCTTGAATCAGGAAAGTATGGACCTGTCGCCCCTTTTATTGTGACTGACAAGATGGTGGAGGATTTACGAAATCAGAAACTGACTGAAATCAGCAACTGGCGTGACGTTCAGGAAAGCGCCAACATTATTTTTGAACTGGACAATCGCCGGTGGGATGGAGGCAAAGCGTCGCAGGAGCGCCTTGCGCCCGTGGTTATGGCTGGCAGCTCAGGACAGTTACCGGAAGGGTTCTTCTGGACGGATGCGGATAACCACGATGTTCCGGTGAATTTTGCGTTCCTGCAACAGCTTGAGGCGGCGATGATGCAGTCAATGGTGATGCATGGCTTCAGAATTCACGAACGGCAGAGGCAGATGAAATCGGAGGTAGCGTTACTTACAGATATTAATGCAATTGCTGAATATCCAGTTGGCTGGAGTGAGAGGAAGTAATGTGGTTTACCTTTCTAAACATCTAAATTGTATTAGCTAAGATTTGACATGACACAGTTATGGCACAGACCTGAACCTAATCTGACAGGCAGGTCTGTGCCATAAGCGGAAGTTCCTAACATCATGCGGCATTAGTTAATGGGGAGCAGGTCATGCAGGGGAGATGAAGCAGGCAATGATGGCTGTATAGGAAGATTACTTTTCTGAACGCCAGAAACAAGAAAACCGCCTTAGGAAGGGCGGTTTCTTCGTCTTGTTGCTAGGACAACAAAACGCACTGCTGAAACATGTACAATTGACAAGCTAATTGTGGACTTAAATAGCCTCGATGTCTACAACCCATAAACATATAGTTACTTCTGTACTTATGTTTACAGAGTTAATAACTCACAAATTTGCTGACACAACAGCCACTTTCGGATAATCTCTGCTTGTCATTGTCATGATCTTAAATGAAGCAGGAATGGTCCCCGGGTTGGACCGAATGCGAAATTTCGTGTTTCTATTCATCCCACAGTGCGTCTTTTTATAGTTATTCCAATCTATGTAAAAAGCCGTGTTAGACCAAACTGCCACGAATCGGAGCCTAGGAACTCCAGTTGAGCACGTTCGTGGCTTTATTAACCCTTGCTACTGAGACATGTGCAATTGACGTGCTTGTCGCGGCGAAGCGGGGACTCAACTCAAGTCGAGCCAGGTAGCCTCTCTCCAGAGGACGCGACTATGAAACATTGGGTAAACTGCTTTGCAGGAATCTGTATGCTTCTAGGCTCTTTGGTGTCTACCGTGAATAACGATAGCCAGCCGACCAATTCAACTTGGTTCTCAGGCAGCACTATCGTTATCACTGTAGCTCCATCGGCTAAGTAACCATAAAAAAACCCGCAAGGGTGAATTTTCCGCGGCCGAAAGGCCGCGTTTTTATTTCTGTTCCTCCAGTCGACCTGACCTGCTCCACATGGAATGGTTCGAAGCCGCAGACCTGATCGTCAAAGGCACTGAAGGCACGAATGCTGCCAAAACCGTGACCTACGATTTCGAACGTCTGATGGAAGGCGCTAAGCTGCTGAAATGCTCAGAGTTTGGTGACGCGATTATCGCAAACATATAATTCGCGATGCGGGTTAAATGAAAACGGGAGCCCAGTGGTTCCCGTTTTCATTTTTTTGATTCGAATAGTTATCAAAAAATATTTCAAAACGGAATGAATTTACTTTCGAAAAGATAAAGAGTTAGAGAGTTTGAATGGCATTTTTTGCAATAACTCTCATCTCGTAAAGCCATATGTTTAATGCAAAGCTATGTGTTCCGATTTTCATCGACCAAGCTAGATCACTTGGTCTTTTTAATTTAGTGACGTCGTAGTATAAATGAGTATTGGAAATAAGATTTTTTATCGTTTCAACATTTTTATGAGCACAAGCATTTCTAGCAAGTTGTAAGTAATTTATGTCCTTTAGCCCCATGCCAAAAGCTGCTAACAAGCAATTTTTATTGTTTGGGTTAAGCGCTAAAATTATATCGACCAAAACGTCTAGATCTCCCCATGTAGGCTCGAATCTAACTAGAAATCCACAATGCCCATTTGCGTTAAGTGGCCTACCTCTATTTTTGGCTTCATACCCTAAGCGCTGCCAAGAGTTATCCGAACAAATCCCCCTTGGGATTATAATTGATGTATCCGCGCTTATCGCACCACGACATGATTTATGTATCAAGCTACGACAAAAATGTCCCCAATTCTGCCATAAATCAGACATTAATGCTTCAGTCAGTCGAGAGTGTTCCCAGTCACTATACTCAACTCGATTAAACCGAAGGTGGTCTATCTTAGTTTGATAAACACTACATCTATGAATAAAATTCCTATATATATTATCCATAACTGCCTCACAGAAAAGCCTTAATCAGTTCCTTTGTCCTGGCCAAACGCTGAGGAAGTTTGGTTGTAGATGAGAGACAATTTGTTACGTAGACTGCATGTGGCCCTTCTTCATCTTGAATTTCATGGGAGTACGCCATCTCAGCAAGGTTAGGAATTACATGTGCTGTATCGATAGAAAAGTTGGGATCAGCTCTAAAGTTCAATTCTTCCTCTAAAGCTTCACTACCAGGGAAACCATATTTTAACGCAATGATAGCACTGAATAATGATTGAACTACGTAGGATTTCATCATGAAAGTTCCTCGTAATTCAGAGAGTTCATTTGCTAGCAAGCTGAAGAAATAATCTATTCGTTCGTTATAGAATGCCTCTAATGGAAATTCGGAATCATATTTTTTGTAGATCGCCTCAGTGGTAGGAGCAGATTTTGTACAAATACCTCTATCAATGAGAATGGACATATCTGCAATAAACTCGGCATCTCCCATCCGGGCTAATATTTTAGGAGTTAAGATATCATAAACTTCAAGTAACTCTGCATGAGTGTCAGCTTTTTCAACAATAAACCATTTAAATGCACCTTGAAAGGTGGCATGTCTCTTTTCGGCTGAAGTCAAAGGTGACGTGTAAGCGTTCATTCGTCTAAACATTTCCAGAAGTTCAGGCCTACTGGCAGAGTATATTGTAGAAGTCTCAACCTGATAGCTAATAAATTTCATTTTAGCCTCATCAGGTAATTCGTTGAACCGGAGTCCGGCATATTTTTTTGAAGCAGAAGTTAATGCAAATTTATTTCTGTAAAACTCAACTAAGGTTGAAACTCGCTGTTGCCCATCAACGATTTCTTTAATGGGTCTTTCATTTGCTCTGTCAAAAACTTGGTATAGATAAATTTTAGGAAATGGATAATTCTCTAGTATCGTATCAATAAAATAACTTTTTGCAAAAGGAGGCCATATACCATTTCCACGCTGATAATCCTTATTTATAATCAACTCTCGTCGCTCTAGCATTGATATAAGATCAATGAGTGTAATTTGCCCTACGTTTGTATTCAT